GCTTAACGGCTTTTTTATAAGAAAAACGTTTAGTCTGCATTGTTACAACTACTAATATGAATTGGACTACTGTAATGAAAATAGTCAGCTTGTTGAACCAAAGTAACATGGCCAGGCATAAGATCAACAATAGTACTAGCGAAACCTTCTTCAGAATAACGACTATTCCCAATACTAAAATATCTCCTTGTAAGTCTACGTCTAAATCATCTAAATCAAACTCAACGCCTTTTAGCTTGCTCATCTTCCCGCTCCTTAATTAAAGATACCTCTGCTACAAGATTTGATATCAGCCA